GACATACCAGTTACGAAGGATTTCATGGCACTTCTTATCAAAGTCCATGACTTCTTTGATCTTCTTAAACTCTTCTCTGATAAGATCTTTGAGTTTTTCCGAACCAGGGAGATTCGATAGATCAATTTGAACGGGGGAATCGTTCTGATCTGAGACAATCGCCTCATTTATAATATCTTCAATGGCACTATCCACTTCTGGATGCAGAGCCATTTCTCGATATCTTTTAATTAAGTCAAATTCTGACTTATAGACACCATCAATATCTACGTACTGACCATAAAAGCCGCTGCTAACATAAAAGTCCGACGAATCCTCATCGGACTTTGGAACGGGGGAAACGATACTATTTGAAGTATCGTCTCCCTTATCAATTTTAAAACCAAACAACCTAGCCATTTAGATTCACTTGAGGCATAATCAAATATATTTATTCAATGAGAATTAAGCAGTCTGAGAATCAGGTGCCTGGATTGGTTGTTCTTCTGTACCAAACAGATTAACGTTTTCAGCAGTGTAAGCATCCCACCACTGAACCTGCATATCTACGGTAAACTCTTCGATAGTGTCGGAGTTATCGTAAGACAGTTCAATAGAACTTACGTTGGTTGGGAATAGTCCGTGGAAGACATACTTCTTAAGGACTGGATACTTGTCAGAAGCACTGAGAGTTGCATCCGCAATAGTGGTTGGGAATCCACTTGTGGATTTTCTTGTGTTTCTGCCTAATTGATAGACAACTGCGTCTTTTTGATATTGAGTTGGGTTGATGGCACCAGTAGCATTGTCATGCTTATTGATACCGTTCATCCATTGCTCAAACGCATTTCTTAGATCGAAAGAAATATCATTGATGACTGTAATAGTCCAGACATCAAATGTTCTATCACCAGCGATCTTGAGATTTCTTCCTCGGAAAGGAACGTCAATGACGTTGATGTTGGATGCTGGTAATTGAGCAGCCTTGATCAAGAATCTAGAGTTGGCAACGGAATCCGTAGGGATTTGGACATAACTTGGAAAAGCAAGTTCAACCTCAAATAAATTGGGGCGTGCAGCCCCTCCAGAAAGTCGAGCCTTGAAATCCTCAATAGTCCTATCCCCTACCTGAGGTGGATTAAATGACTTGGAAACTGGCATGGCTAGTTAACTCCTTATACGGTTATTTAGTGAGATGGATCAAACATTACCAACTACTTCATCAAAGCTGACGCCCGAGCGAGTTGCAACGAATGTCAGACCAATGAAGTTGATTGATCTATTTGGTTTTACGAAGATATCAGCCTTAAACTGATTTCCGTCAACAACATCTGGTGTGTTGTTAGACTCATCACAGATAACAACGAAATCAACGATACCTCTCTTCGCCTTAACATCGCGGAGATATGGTTCAACGATATTCAAGAAGTTAGTTCTTGTAAGAATGTCATTGAACTCAAAGAGTTGTGCTCTTGCAGCTCTTTCGATTGTTTGTTCAATAGTGAGGAACAGACGACGAACGTTAATTCTGTCGAATGCAGATGCCTCCTTGAGAGCAGTCTTATCACCATAGAGGACCATTCCAGAACCAGGAGAGAAGATAACTGGGTTAATTCTCTTAGGATAAAGAAGATCTCTTTGTGCTTGGGATGGATTGTATGCAAGTTTAACTGCATTATTAATCGTGCCTCTCTGGGATCCTGCGGGAGAGAACCATGGGAAAGCATTAACAGAAGTTCTTGCCATCAGACCAGCAATATCACCATTCAGAGGAATGTATCTGAATGTATTGTTGAATCTATCGAATGTATACTTATAACCAGAGTCAAATACAGCATAGGAACTAGACTTCAGACTATCATAGAACTGAATGATATTGTTTGTCTGTTGGTCAGATTGAGTTACTCCAACAACTCCTGGCTTATATGGGGAGATGCAAGCAACACAGTCCTTACGAGTATCTGCAATTGCAATTAGTTTGTTTGCTTTTGCCTGTGCCTCATAGATATTGTCTCCAGAGGAAGGACCCTGAATAATGTAGTTTACAGTATACTCTGCAGGATTATCTAGAACAGAATAGGAACTAATGACATCCGCTAGTTCGCAGTTGTAGACTCCAACACCACCGTAATCATTACCACCACCAAGTGCATACGTCTGAGCACCAGAACCATTGAAGCTTACACCTTGTGCAAGTTGTCCCCATGTACCAGATGCATCTAGAGTATATCCACCAAGCATGGTGAACTTCATTGCAGCACCAGTTTGTGCAGCACCAACAAAAATGTTATCCGAGTATTGTGCAATATAGTTCTTATAGAAGATATCTGCACTTGGAGAAATCTTAGCATCAGAAGCCTTAGAAAGACCGACCCACTTCTCTACGATGTTTCCTGCACTACCAGTTACTTTACCAGTGTCATCAACGACAACAACATGAACCTCATCAAACCTTGAACTTCTGTCTGCAGCATATGCAGATGTTGCAGGTCTCTCTGCAAGAGACTTCCAATAGATTGTTTGGTTATCGAGACCCAAAGTCTGTAGATTGTACCAATCTTCTGCCGTGTTTCCTTGTCTTAGAGTAAGTCCAGTGGTTGTAGCAGACTTAACAATGAAGTCTGTACTAGCGAATGCAACAGAAGCTGCAGTGTCCATGATGACAGCCTGTTGAGGAGCGCCATCTGTAGTAAATCCAATGACGTTTCCAGTGTATGTTCCGTTAATGGATTTGATTTGGTCGCCAATAGAGACTTTCAGGGTGTTTAGATCATCCCCAAATTCTACCATTGTAGATCCTAGACCAACATTTGCTTGGAATCTAGTTCTCTCAATTCTTTGTTCTGCACCAGCATTATCAAAGATTTTGTATAGGTTTGGATTGTTGAATCCAGCAGTGGTAGTGATACCAGTAACAAATTGTTCAACCCCAGCGTCATATCCAAGGAAAGATTTTGTAGAACTTCCTTCCTGATAATCAATTTCAGACCAAGTATCTGTAGTAACGTTGTGTTGAGAAAGAATCTTAACATCAACGGATCCTGCGTTAATTTTGGTGATAACAGCTTTGATGTATCCAGTTTCAATACCGACCGTTCCATCGTCAGCTGCTACTGATGTTGTGAAACCAGCAGTAACTGCATAACCAACCACTAGACCATCTGTACCAATTGCTAATCTTTGGTCAGCAGCAGAGTCAATGGTGCAAATCTTAAGATCGTTTGCCCAAGAACCTGGGTTTCTGGATGCATACATCCAGTTGATGTCATCTAAGTGATTGTTGTAGTAATCCTCAGAGGAATCAACTTGTAGGTTCGATAGAGAACCACCTGCAACTGCGACGTTAGCGTTAGCTAGATCAGGGTGAGAAGATCTAATGACTCTTAGAATACCACCGTAAGAAAGATACGATGATGCACTCATCCAGTACTCATACTGAGAGTCGGTAGAAAGTGGCTTACCAAACGTTTGTAAAAGATCGTTTTCTGTTTCAATTAGAAGTGGTACATTAACTGGTCCTCTTTCAAAAGGTCCAGCAATGGCGCCCACTTGATCATTAATATCGTCAATACGTCCAATAGTTAAGTCAACTTCTCTTACTTTAACGCCTGGGGAGACTAAATTTAATGACATTGTTAGTTCCTCTTGAAGAAGTCCATTTTTTATCTGTTATTATTTAGAATTTGCTCGTTTTCAAGTGGGGAAACAATGCATGAACTCCCTACCAGTCTGGATATATGGATTTGTCTTTTGGTTCCTCAACCCTAGACTTCATTACTCTTTTTTTAGTGCAATCCTTACACTCATAAGAATATGCAGAAGCAGTAGTTCTATTTCTTCTAGTTCTATAAAAGTCTGTTAGTAAATTTTTTATTTCTCCACAAGATCTACATTTTCTCTCTTGTAAGAGCAGATGATTTAAAACAAACTCGTCATCTAAGTCCATTATTTTTCCGCTGCATACAATGCGAAAGTTGATGTTGTGATAACAGTCATCATATTAGCAATGTGTTGTTTAACATCCGAATCACATGATTTAGCTCCAGGAAGGAAACAACCAACTATTGTTGCTCCCACTATTCCTAACTGAAATAGGATTACAACTCTTATGAGATTTATGACTTTACTTTTTGTGTCCATTACTGCCAATCCCACATGTATGACATATCACCATATTCATCTGTATGCCACCTGTCTCCAGAACTGTCTACAAATGATGTTTCTTCTGTGATACCGTCACTCACAAATCCAAATGGTGCCATATCTTGTTCAATCTGGTCTCTTTGATCATCATAGATCCTTTTTCTAATGTCATCATCTGACATCTCTTTGAAGTATTCCTGTTGAACCAACCAGGCAAAAATAACGAGACACATTGCAAGGTCATCATTACAACCTTCTTCTGCTTCAAAGGAGTTATTTTTCTGAATGAATGTAGTAAGTTCTGCAATAATATGATAATCCGATATCAATAACTTATCAGA